CGGATTTGAATTGTCCACCCATGACGGACTTCATGTTGATGTTGCCCCCGCCACCCCAGATAACGGAGTCACCAGGGCGGGTCTGCCGCTGATTCTGGGCTTGAATTGCGTCTGTAGCCTCAGCAAATTGCTTGTCAGTGAGCTTATTCTTGCGTTTCATGTAGCCAGTCTGGTGTTCACCCTCTTTGGTGGACTTGATGTCGGTCATATCGTAGTCAATAGCCAGTTGCTTCAAGTTTTTGTCCGTTGCTTTGGTTTTGTCGGACTTCATAGCCACTGGTTTGAGGAAAACCTTGCTGATTTCCCCTTTGCATATCTTCATGGGGCATTTTGCGTCCCATCCTTCAAAGATACCGTGCTCAGAACAAAAATAATCGTGTAGAACTGCCATATTACCCCCTTAGTGCTTCGTCAAGTGAAATTTCGCTGTAATCGTGCCTGTTTGTCATCCCAACCTTGATTTTTATGCCGTCTGACGTTACTTGTAGCCCCATTTTGGGCATAAACACGGGCTGAGATTCTTTCCTGTAGTCCACATAGCGGGTGTTATCCTGCCTCTTCATAATCTTTACGTTCCCTGCTTTCCACTGTTGGTAGGCTTTACTTACCCTGCGCTGGACGTTTTCAGTGAGTGGTTCTCGGTTGTAGATGAACACATCGTGGAAATGCCCCGTACTTATGCCAGCAAGCTCGGCAAAAAGGGCGATAGAGATGCCTCTTTCCTTGTCAGCGTAAAACCGCTGCATGTGTTTTGTCAGTTCACGCTTGCTTAAGGGCATCATATTGATACTCCACTGTGTAACCTTGAGTCTGCAACCACAACATAAACTGTACTTCGCCATGCGATTTGGTTGGGTCAGCAGGAACAACAATGTGGTTAGTGCTTACTAACTTCCTTGTTTGGGCGTGGTGACCAAGCAACCCGCCAAAGTTAAAGCCATCTTCGTGAAACCCACGCCCGACATACTCCATGCTGAAGTGTTTGGCAATGTCATCAGGGCAATACTTATAACCATAAGATTGAAGGACAGGCTTCAATATGGCTGAAAGTTGTGCATCCTCATTCCAGCCGTGTATCTCATTGCTGTTCAGGTGGACGATGCCGTGCTTGTTACAGGCTTCCAAGAATCTGCGGCTACGCAAGGAAAAGCCACCATTCTGGACAACCTTGACAGGCTCTGTAGCCTGAGTCCACGCAAAATGTAAATACAAATTGCCGTCACCAAAAGCGCAGTGTGAGGGTGCGCCTATGTAATCGTAGTCATAGTATTCAGGCTTGAAGTTCTTACCGTTGAGCACCCAACCATCATCTTGCACGACAAGGCAGTAGTCTGTCTCTATAAAGGCGTACAGACTGTGCATCATGAAGAGGGAATACCCAAGGTAGTCTATGCCGTGACAACGTTTCCAGACTACATTGCTTGGCAAATTGGGTGGCTCTTCTACAGAGATAAGTAGGCCCTTACTACCAGGCAACTCCTGCATACTCCTGACAATAGACGGAATGGCAGATGCGCCGTTGTTGTGACCGTAGACGGAAACAATGGTGAGTTGGTCATGAACCATACATGCCTATCCTTTTCAAGTAATCACTGACATTTCTGCCAACAGCAATCTGTTCAGGGGTGTAAGACTCATGAGCAGCACTGACGGCACGGGTAATCTTTTGGGCAATGAGGCGAGGCTGAATCTGCTCGGCATAGGCAACAGCGGCAAGGGCAGAGGCAATTACCCTGTCATCCTTGCCACGACCAGGTGCACCTATAAAGCCGCTCTCTCGCACGATACCTTTCATCTCTTCTAAGGTATCCATGCTGAGAATGCCCATCATGCCCCGCTCAAAATAGTCTTTCATGTACTGCAACATGCGTTCCTTGCTGTTGCTGGTAGTCAGGTATCCAATACTGTTGGAGAGGCCACCAAGGGTGTCATTACGCCTCCAGATGTAGTTTTGCATACTGCCAAGCACATCCATCAAATCCCGACCTGTAGCCCCGCCCATACTGCTTGCCAAGCGTTTCAAGTTCCGCAACTCGTTGATGACGGCTTGCCCTGGTCCATTGACCTCAAGGTTTAAGGTTGAGTTCTTGTATGCGCCAGCAAGGTGGGCGATGACCCACGCAAACTGGTAGGTGTTGAGTTCAGAGGTTGCAAACTCAGCTACTTGGTCAAGACCATCTGCGTAACAGCGGTACACCTGAATACAGAACCTGTCAGCCCAATCAGAGCTGCCGTAGGCAGGGTCAGCACCAATCACGTAGTAGGCAGTGTCCACAGGCTCTTCCCATACCTTCAGAGTCCCCAAACGCTCAGTTGAGCGCAACACCTCTGTGTCTTGAAAGAGTTGACCAAACGCATACCTGTAGTGGTCACAGTCTGTCTTCTTACTCAGCTTGGCAGCTTCCGTACATCTGGTGTGTGAGAAAAAGGAAGTGCCTGTCATCACAAAAGCATAGTCTTCAGTGGGTGGAAACTCTTGATACATCAAGGCATCGTCTTTGATACCTTCGTGCATCTTCCACCGCCACCACGCCATCTGACGAGAATTGATTTCAAAGCCATAGAGCTTCTTGATGTCTTTGTGCCATTCCTTCTCTTCACCTGTGAGCTTGCCATCCCAGTACACCTTGTAGATGTTGGAGTCGGCAGGGACTGAGTAGTATTCATTCCTCCACCAGCCGCAGAAGATGGCTCTCTGTGTCTTTGCTTTCTTGGCAGTCTTGTACATGTCGTGGAACATGTTGAAGCCCTGTGCTGTACTCTCAAACATGTACAGCCTTTCAGGGTTCTTCTCAGCCAGAGAAGCTATCAACGAGGCCAAGCCCTCTTCGTTGCCCCATGAAGCTGTCTCTGTGCCATGCAAGTAGGTGATGGCCTTACCTTGTCCTAAGCGGGACTTGTTGCCAGCAATTTGATAGAACAGACGGCTTCTGTTTTTCAGCACCATCTGGTTTCTGTTGTGCGCTACGAGAGGTATCTTATATTCTTTAGGTAGACCCTCAATGTACATGGCAAGTGTCGAGCGAAACATGTCCCGATTCTCTTCTGTATCAGCCACAAGAGTTCCTTGCCAGCCAGGGTGGGTAAACTGCCAATACAAATCAAGAGCAAGGCTAATGGTAGTAATGCCCAACTGACGGCCCTTAAGAATGACGAAGAAGTGAACATCTTGGTCTAAGCCTTTCTGGATTTCATCCATCACGTAGGTTTGAGTACCCAGCAGAGTACCCATCTTTTTCAAGCCTTCTTCTTTTGTCTCAATCTTGAGTTCAGAACAGAACTTGTAAAACTTCTTCAGGTCAAAGTTCATTATTCAGGCTTGTCTTCAAAAACTACTTTGCCGCTGGGAGTTACCAGCTTGTTGTCTTTCCAAGATGGAGCACCAGGTCTTGCCCACTTTGACTCAGAAGAAAAAGATTCGTGATACGGAGTCTTGTAGGTGTCTGGATAGTGCAAGCTCTGTGTGACAGGATTGATACCTGCTTTTGCACCTTTGGGGTCAGTCAAGGTAGACAGGTAGTACCCACGCATGTCGTAGTCAGGATACTTGTCAGCAGCATTGAACGGAACTTTGTTGGCCTTGACCCAATCCATAAACGCCTTTTCTTGGGCAGGTGGGAGTTTGGTCATCTGCTTTTGCCAATCAGCTTGAGCGTAGGCCATATTGCGTTTGAGTAAGTCTTCTCTGAACTTCTGGTAACGCTGTTGTTCAATCAAGTCCAGTACCTTTTTGTCCATCTCTTTCATCACAGCTCCTTATCTTCCCAGTTGGCTACAACACGGCAGCAGTCTGACTTTGCACACGCTATCAACTCCCGCACATGTATTTCTGTGTACTTGCTCTTCCAATCGTTAACCAGGTTTATCTTGTCTTGCTTGTCAGTGCAACACAAGACTCTCCTCATCTCCAATCGAAGCTGAATACGGCTCTCCCGTAACGCCATCCTCAAATCCAACTCTGTAGCCATACGCAACCGCTTTTTCCATCTCTACCGCCATCATCAACATCTTGTGTTCTGTCAGACAAAGTTTGGTCGCCAGGATACGACAAGCATCCCGTAACTCATCCTCCGTCAACCACAAGAGTTCACTCACACCGTCCTCCACACCCTTATCTGCTCACCCTCAGTCTTGGCAGTAAACACCCTTCCCAACCGCTTACCAGCCCTGTAATTCGCATTCATCACCCTGGCTCTGGCCTCTACAGGTACACAGAAGCTGTCCCCAACCTCCATCTCCTCGTAAGGATAGGCATACACCACCCTGGCCTTGGGCATCTGTATTCCACTCTCCACCACTATCTCTCTAATCATATTATCCCCTCAACTGATAACTCAATACTACAGACAAAAAAAGGGTTAGTCAAGAAGTGACTCCTGACTACCCCTTCCCAAGTGCACTAACAACTGCGGCTGTCAGCAAGCATTTAAAACCGACAGCAACTCCAATATACACCAACACGGCTGGAGACTGAATCTAAGAGATGCCTGTTTTAGAGTTCAGGCAAATTGGCTTTTAACCAAAGACAATCCCCATGCGTCTTGATGCACCACAACTCTACCAGAAAACTAAATTTTTTTTGGGGGGAGTCATGTTGGGGGGCACACCACTCCAGACCTTCAAGCCCATCGCCTTGCCCTAGGTCTTGCCTCTGAGCACTGAGCATAAGCACTGAGCACCAGACCCATGTCATGACGTGCAGACTACAGGTAAATATTATGTTAAGTCAGGTGAGCGGAGAGTGTAAGTCCCCAAGTGCCCCGAATAACCCGGCATTGTGTTTGCCCTAGTAAATGACTATCTACTAAACACAACATAGATTGTAATTACAATAATTCTATATAACCTTAAACTAGATTGTAGCATAACTACAGGTGCATTAACTTTATAAGTAACACTGTAGATATGTACATTAGGGTTTTGGAGGGGTCTTATAAATCAACAAGTTACAGCAACTGGCACGATTCTTTCACCTATATATATGTAAGCATCAAGATTTTGAGCTTATGTCAATCAACTACACAAGGGGTTAGTAACCATGATTCTCTCATTCATTAACTGTAAATCAGGGCTTAACGCTGTCAGTAAGGCACGCAAACAGGGTGTTAAGCCTGTTGCATATGCTTGCAACAGTATTGTGGGGTCTTACTGGGTTTTTGAGACATTCGATGAGCTTGATTTATGGTTGAAACGTCAACCTTTACAACCTCATTTCGAGATAATCTAATCAATCAACTAAGGAGGTTAGTAACCATGTCAAAACCAAAAGTAGGTCAACGCATCACCTTGCACGTATACGGCAAACCGCAGGCTGTGACTGTGCTTGCTGTGCATCCATTCGGAACAATCGATATTGAGACCGATTCGGGCAAATGCTTCCGCATCACAGGCTTATCATTCATTTAAGGGGGTAGTA